ATTATGATTATAACAAAGATCATGCTTTGAAGATTGGATATAGCACAAAGGTACACATGATTGGTGTTGCCGATCAATATCTTCACATAGGTAGTAATGGTGTCGGAGACAAAAATCAGTCTTTATATGGAGACTTGACCAGTTCGGCTTTAAATCTAACACCTCACGGCACTACAAAATCCGCACTTTACCTAAGACCAGTAAGTAGTCAATCTTCATCATTGATGAAAACAAAAAGCCTGTACGGTGCGACCTACTTTGATACAAATATTATTAATAAAAATGGACAGCTACTTGTTCAAGTGGCTAATAGCAAATCTGGTAACGACATTCTTACCGCTGGTGGAAATGTAATACCAAGAGCTACTGCTGGACAAATAGCGCTTTATGAAACAGCTTCAAATACAGGAATCGCAATCCTTTGCCAAGCGGGAGGAGCTTTAACTTGGAAATACTTAGAACTCGGTTCGCTTCCTTAATTTTAACTAAGAGAGTAAATTAAATTGGAGAATTATAATGTCTGATGTAATGAGGCCAGTAACGACTGCTGCGGCAGGAATTCAAAACGGCTCTATCGTCACTTTGGTGTTCGAGACTGGGCAAACACAGGAGAGAAACCCTGATGTTAACCAGTTTGTACCATCTGGAACAATTGTTTCTAGATTGGACGAAAGGTTCGATGAGCACTACGGCGGCGGAACTTCCTAATAGGGTTTAATATGCCAATCAATATCCCAGAGTCGGTTTTCACTAAGTACTATGATATTATTGATTCAACTATCAATGATATTTTTGGTGTTGTGTGTCAACTTGTCTACATAGAAAAAGTAGAGGAAATTTCCAATACTTATAACAATATTCCTAGTAGAAAAAGTATAAACGCACATCGTCAACGTGGCGATAATTATAAGAGAGAAGATAAAGTATATAAAGAAGTAGAAAAGCTGGAGGATATCAAATTAAAGGTTTATTGGGACAGCAAGGCTTGGGTAAAAGTTGGTGGAGACATCGTTATTCCAGACACTGCAATACAGACTATATTTTTTGCTTCTGATTTAGATAAAATTATGAGGGCAAAATACTTGATAGCACATAAAGAGATTAAGGATCAAAGAGAGTATAGGTTTAGCAGATTAGGGGAACCTTTTCCTATGGGTTTGAGGCAAAACAGATACTTTTGTTGCTTTTGGGAGAGGGCGTAGTGGCAAAACAGAAGACAAAAGCCAAGGCTGTCCTAAAAGAGACGGCTAACTCGTTCAAGAAAAAAGCAGAAAAGGCGATTGCAGAACAGTTGAATTCTGCACTAAGAAAGAATAAGCCGAGGGTTGAAAATAGATTGAGAGGATTGATTCCGGGTTGGATTAAAGCATCTCCAGAAATTGCTTCGTTAAATAGCGAAGGAGTGCAGGGTAGTTTAAATGCGCAGTTTGGGCTGTATCCCGGACAGGCTGCTGCTGCAACCACAGCTATAATTGAGGGGATTATTGCGAGCGTAGATGTTAGGGTGAAGCCTTTATCCACAAAGCTGAATATTAGATCTATAGTTGAGTTCACAGTTCAGCCCGTCACGTATGCAAACCTTTTAGCTATACCTGAAGGTATTGTTGTACAAGAGACAAATGGAAAAGTTTTACCTTGGCTTGACTGGCTTTTAAATTTAGGTAATACAGTTATTGTTGCTGGGTATACTTATACGCCCGAAGGTTTTGGTAGATCGGGTGGCGGAACAATGAATCCGGGTGTTGGCTGGCGTGTTCCACCTCAGTATGCTGGGGTTCCGGGAGATAATTTCATCAGTAGAGCATTGGCTAATAAAGAAAAAGAGATAGTACCGATATTACGAGATATGTTCAATGTCTAGATATAACTTTTCACCACTAAAAGGCATCGACAGTATAGAAGATGCTACGATGAGCAATCTTATACAAGATGGCTTGGTGGAATATTTTGACTATGCACTGCTAGATAAAGGTAATTATTACAATGTTGATTTTGGGGAAACTTCTCCAGACGGTGAAGACTACAGTAGATTAAGACTATCCTCAAATGACCAATATGCTTCTGGGCAGATTTGGGAGGGTTTTAGATCAAACTGGGTTTGGCAAAGCGGCTTGACTCCAGAGGGGAAAGCGACACCAAACGTGGGCACAAACAGGAATTACCCCGGAATTAGTGGCGTGTATATAAATGGGCAATTTGAGCCAACTTCAGGGGTTGGTACTTATTCGCACCATGTTGATTATTTTAACGGTAGGGTTGTTTTTGATAATCCAATCCCCACTGGATCGACAGTGCAAGCAGAGTTTAGTTATAAGTATATAAATGTTGTTTATGCGAACAACGTTCCTTGGCTAAGAGAAGTACAAAAAAGAACGATGCAACCAACCGCCAATTTTTTAGATATTAGTGAGGGCGGATGGGATTCGCCTCCAGAAAGCAGGTTACAGTTGCCAGCGATTGCCGTTGAAATTGTTCCACAGAGAACTTTTCGCGGTTATCAGCTTGGTGGCGGTCAATATGTATACATGGATGTGTTATTTCATTGTATCGCGGAAGATGACTACACTAGAAATTTGTTACTAGATATAGTTTCTTCTCAAAATGATAAAAATATCTATATGTTTGATAGCAACGAGGTTGATGTCAGCGGTGCTTTTCCTATAAATCAAAACGGAACCCCAGTTCCAAGCGCCCTACAGTATCCAGAATTAATTAATGATTATTCTGCGGGCGCTAGAATTAGGTTAACCAAGGCATCAGTTCAAAATATGATTATGGCTCAATCTGACCTATTTGGAGGCGTAGTTAAGATGACTGCGGAGCTAATTAAATCAAATATTTAGGTTTTTTGTGTATAATTTACTAGAAAAAATATTTTTTCCATCAATAGGAGAGATTCCCAATGAGTGACAATCAAAGAATTTTCTACGCTTGCCAATCGGTTGCTGTTTCGCCACTGGGCGCGACAGGCGACTTTACGGACGCGAATATGATCCACGGCTTGCAAAGCGTTGGAATCACGACTAACTTCAATCTAGAGCAGGCTTTTGAGCTGGGCCAAATCGAAATTTATGAGAATATCGAAGGCACGCCAGACATTGAAGTTACCCTTGAGAAAGTGCTTGATGGATATCCATTGATCTACCACTTGGCTAGTACTGGCGTTGACGGTACTGACGCTAGTGGTCTAGTTGCTAGAGCAAAAGAACAATGTACGCTTCACCTCGGCATTTTCCCAGAAGAAGAGAACAACGTTGCTGGAAATGCGCCATCAGGTGCAGAGGTTGAAGTTGAGTGCTCTGGAATGTTTATTTCCAGTGTTTCGTATACGATCCCTGTTGAGGGTAGTATGACTGAATCCGTTACCTTGGTAGGCAACAATAAGAGATGGCTCACCAACACTCTAAGCGATTCAGCGAGACGCATGAAGGCGACCTCTGTTAGCGCTTTTGACGGCAACGATGCTCCTGAGTTTGGCGTTGCAGGATTTGCTTCTGGTGGTATTCAACAGCGTGAAGACGTTCTGATTTCTGGCTCCATCTTGCCTGTTAGTATTCAGGGCACTGTTGGATCTGGTTACTCTAACGGTCTCAACAGCGACGGAACCAATAGAGTTCATCTCCAAAGCCTCAGTATCAGCACTGACTTCTCTCGTGAAGACCTCTTGGAGCTTGGTCGAAAGAATCCATACTACCGTCCCGCCACCTTCCCTGTCGAAGTTACTTGCGAGATCGAGGCGATTACATCGTCTGGAGACTTTATCTCAGCATATGAAACTGGCGACCCCGCTCTCTACAATACCGCGAACTCTGGAGATAACCTTCAGAACGAAGTTATTTTCGTCCTCACCAGAGCTGGATATGCTTGGGACTTGGGTGGAAAGAACAAGTTGAGCAGCATCTCGTATGGTGGAGGTGATGCTGGTGGAGGAAACGTTTCCTGTACCTACAGCTATAGTAACTTTAACGACTTAGATGTTCAACATCGAAGAAACGGTTATGTTGGTTGGAACTGGCTAAAAGATGGCGCTGATGACATTGGTCAAGGCACATTCCCAGCTAACTTGTTGGCTGGCGGTCAATACGACGTATAAGCCCAGATAAAGAGATCCTTAGCCTTGCGATAGCATTTAGGAAGCGAGTGAGGCTAAGTGTGGAAAGGAATACAATATGAATATACAAAAATCCCTCCGTAATGAGAGTTCTTATGAATCCTTATGAGAGGGATTATTTTATATCTAGACTTAGGTCTGGATTTTACAGGATATCAGACGGCGATACCAAGCTAAAGATTATATCTCCTACAATAGAACAGGAATACGAAGCTCAAGAAGTTTTTATGGATTCCTATGACCGCTGTGTTGCGGACGGGTTTTTAACTGAAGATGAAGTAGAAGATTGGATGATCGAGCGTGGGCTATGGTCTACAGAAAAAGAGCAAAAGCTAAAAACGGCAGAAGAAGACGCTGATAAGCTAAGGGTAGAGATATTTGAACAAAGAAACAAAGAAGCGACAAGAGAAAGGGCTAGGTCTTTACTTAGGGCGGCAGAAAAGTTTGCAAAAGAATTAAAAAGAGAAAAAGATGAATACTTTAGTAATACATGCGAGGGCATAGCTTATACCGACAAAAGCATGGCTATATTTGAGTGGTGCTGTATTAAAGATGGTGAACCTTACGATTTCCCAAACGACAACGCTTCTAATTTATACTATCAGTGGGTAAGTCAGTTGCTTAGAACCAGTCAGATAAGAGAACTAGCTAGAAACGATCCGTGGTCCTCTTTGTGGGCGCTAAAAGATCAGCTTAGACTATTTGCGAATAAAGATACAGAACTAACTATTGACCAGAAGAACATTGTTATTTGGTCACAGATGTATGACAACATACAAGAAAGTATGGATTGTCCATCGCGGAAGGTTATCGACGACGATGACATGTTGGACGGATGGATGATATTACAGAAGAAGAAGAACGAGTCTGAAAGGGCTAAATCAGAACTAGAGACTAAAATGACTAATCAAAAGATTGCTAACTCTCAAGAGATATTTATTGTGACTGATAACCGTGAAGATGCAAACAATATTAACAATATGAATTCTCTTGGCTCTCAAATGGTCAAGAAAGAAAGAATGGCTACAATTAAAAGACAAGGGGGAGAAGCTAAAGATTTAGACTTTAGAGATCAACAACTAAAAGTTTCAAACATACAAAAAGAACAATTTAAAGGAAAATTTGGAGGAAGATAATGTCCGAGGGTTTTAGCGAACTGATTCGTAAACAATCAGAATACAAGACAGCGAGAGAAGACAAGTTTAAAACTGACTCTAGGGTTAGACTGTCTAAAATCTTAAAAAAGAAAGTCGAAACAACAATGATCGGTGCTTTATCTTCTATTGAAGATCATTTTTCATTTTTGTGGGCCGCTGAAGGAGAAAATTTTACACCTGAGCAAAAATTGATGCATGATTTATTTCAGAAAGTTAGATCAGAAATTTTGGATAAGGGAAACACACAGTCTAGGAATATAGATGCTGAACTATCTCAGTATGAAGTAAAATGGCTAAGATATTCTATGGAAATTCCGGTTAAGAAATCAGAGGAGAATTAAGATGAAAAAAAGAGTGGACAGGACAATCAATGTTGACGGTCAAGAAATTGCTTTCTATGTAATTCGACCCACGAATGAAACAATGAGAAACGCCGATAGATTTAGAACTAAAGTTTGGACTGAGTGTACGGACGACAAGATCCCCACGAAGAAGCAATTAGCCAAAATCATGACGCAGAATGGTAGCTGGTCAGATGAAAAAGCCGAACAAGAAGTTTTAATCACAAGAGAAATCTTAAAACTTGAGAAAGAACTTTATGGCGGCCCAGCAAATAAAAGAAAAAAACCTAAAGTTTCTGAGGGTAGAGATTTAGCTATCCAGATTAGACTAAAAAGGATTGAGCTTAGAGATCTAATTGCTGAGAGAATTTCTTTAGAAGAAAATTCTGCTGAAAACCTAGCAGATAACGCGAGATTTGATTATTTGGTTGCTCATTCTGTTTTTTACCAAGACGGCAGAAGGGTATATAAAGACTTTAATGATTATAATAATAGAAGCGCCGACGATCTAGCCTTTGCTGCGGCACAAATTATTGCAGAAATGGTGTATAATATTGATGCAGGGTTCGAGAAAACTTTGCCAGAAAATGTATTTCTTGCCAAATATGGTTTGGTTAATGAGGAATTAAGCCTCGTTGATCCAAATACGGGACACCTAGTTGACGTTGATGGTAATAAAATCGACGAAGAAGGCTTCAGGGTGGACGAAGACGGTGACAGAATTGATTTGGATGGTAATAAGTTGGACGAAAATGGTAATTATGAGATGGTTGAATACGAAAATGATCTCATAGCCAAGCCTGCAAAAAGAAGAGCCACAAAAAAGAAAGCAACTGAAGCACAAACAACGGAAAGTTAAAATTGGATAGTGTAGTCTTATTATACAACAGGGATTTATAAATGCCTAGATTTGATATAACTGCACAAATAGAGCTACGTAGCCCTACTAATGGTCGTGACGTACTGCGAGATATTCAACGTCAGCTTGGTCGCGGCGTTGATGTCTCTGTGAATGTTCGCGGCGGCAGGGAAGCTCAGAGACAAATGGACGACCTTAGACGTAGCACTCAGGGGGCTTCTGATGCTGCTGCAAACCTTGGTCGCAGTTTTACGCTCGCAACCAGAAGATTTGCTGCGTTCACCGTAGCAAGTCGGGCTGTCAGTTTGCTTACAAACAACTTAGCTAGAGCCGTTGACGAAGCTATTGATTTCGAGCGAGAACTTGTCAGGATTGCTCAGGTTACTGGTAAGACGGTTAACGAGCTAAAGGGTCTCACCGACGAGATAACACGCTTATCTGTTGGCTTAGGTGTTTCTTCTAAAGACCTGCTTAGTGTTTCTAGAATCTTGGCACAAGCCGGTATTGAAGCTGGTGACTTGAAGGTTGCTATTCAGGCTTTAGCAAAAACCACTTTGGCTCCTACGTTTGATGATATTACTAAAACCGCAGAAGGTGCGGTTGCTATTCTTAGTCAGTTTGGGCTTGGTGTTCGTAGTTTGGAGGCACAGCTTGGTTCTATCAATGCTGTTGCTGGTCAGTTCGCCGTTGAATCTGGTGACTTGATTGATGCTGTGCGTAGATTTGGTGGTGTTTTTAAATCTGCGGGTGGCGATCTAGACGAACTGCTTGCGTTGTTCACAAGTATTCGTTCTACTACTCGTGAAAGTGCCGAGTCGATTGGTACTGGTTTGCGTACCATTTTCACCAGAATTCAGCGTCCAGCTACGCTTCAGTTCCTAGAAGAGCTTGGCGTTAAACTAACAGACGTGAACGGTAAATTTGTTGGTCCACTCAAAGCGGCAGAGTTGCTAAGTAAAGAATTTGGTAAACTGGGCGAGGGCGATATCCGCTTTGTTCAGATCGCTGAAGAACTTGGTGGTTTCCGTCAGATTGGTAAAGTTATTCCTCTTTTGCGTGAATATGCTAGGGCAGAAGAAGCTCTCAAAGTAGCCCAAGAGGGTCGCGACAGCTTAAATAAAGACGCTGTTACAGCACAGCAGGCTTTGAGTGTTCAGATTCAAGCAACGAGAGAAAACTTTTTGGCGTTGATTCGTGAGCTGACCGACACTGGCTCGTTCAGAACTGTTACCGCAAGTCTTCTTGGTGTAGCCAATGCTTTTATTGAAATTACGCGAGCATTAAAACCCCTATTACCACTTTTAACGGGCTTGGTTGCATTTAAGTCGATTGGCTTCCTCGGCAGGTTTGCTGCTGGTGCTAGGGGTGCTCTAGGGGCACAAACTAGAAATGCGGGCGGTAGAATTCTAGGGTTTAATAGTGGCGGCTATGTTCCCGGCTCTGGGAATAGAGATACTGTACCGGCTATGCTTACTCCGGGTGAATTTGTCATCAAGAAAAGTAGTGCTGCTAAGTTAGGTTCTGGCACACTAGAGGCGATGAACCAGAATAGGTTTAAAGAGGGCGGCGTTGTAGATAATCTTATTAAAAAGCAACCATCTTTTGGTGTCGCAATTTTAGAACAAGACAGGCCGAGTCTTCTTTCAAAGGGTTCCATAAAATCAGGAGACAGCAAGCGATCACTTGAGATTTTTAATGCCCTTCGCGGTACTTATTCTTTACCTGATAAAGACTTGACTACGAAGGGTCAACCTAAATCGACAAGTAAGTTTGCTGGGGCATTTAAAAATCCATATAGATATCTTAGACAGGGTCTTGGCAAAAAAGCAAATGAAGACTTCAACACTTCTTTAAATGTTGGTATTGTTCGAGCTGTTAATAGTACGGCTAAAGAAGTAGCAGCTAAACTTGGCTTGGATGAACCAAAAGGCATAGGAAAGAAAGATCAAGATCAATTTTTAAAAGGTATTAACACCGGAACTAGGGGTAATCTTTTTGAAGATGTTCTAACAGTACTAAAAGGTCCGCCTTTTACGGGCGGCGACCCTAATGCAACCTTTGACTATGCTGGGGGTATTGGGGGTACTTTAGCTAGAATTTATGACAAACTTCCAGAAGAACTTGTCGTCGATGCTAAAGCCTCTTATACTGAATCGGAACCCGCAAAAGTTTCTGGCAAAGCCATTAATGAGACCATAAGAGAATTAAAAAGTTTCCCCGATTTTGCAAAACAAAAACTTGGATTAATTCCGTTTACTAGTGCGTCGTCTCTTAAAGATAGTGCTGCTGCAACGTCGAAAAGAATTAAAAACAAGAACGCAGGGGGCTCTATTTCCGGCTCTGGAGATACCGTTCCAGCCCTTCTGACCCCCGGTGAATTTGT